CCCTTGATGTCTGTAGGTTCCCACAGGGCCAAGCGAACGTCAATGACTTCGCGACCTGCGTCCTCGCCAATCTGCTTGACGATGTCTGACTTACCAATACCTGGAGGGCCCCACAGGAATACTGGACGGCGTTTCTTGACTGCGAAACGGATTGCCTTCTTGGCTGACTTAGGGCCAACTTGGCGGACGGAAATATCAGTGCTCTTGCTCATTAAGACCTCGCTTGTTAAAAAAATTAAACTACTATCAATCTCTCAGTGTTAATAGTATAACACCAACTGCTCATTTTGTCAACCGCTAATTTTCACATAGTTTAGCTGTGTTGTTTTATCGCCACGGATGCGTTTGATCTTGCCCTTGATCCGTAGATCGCCCGCCAGCTCTTTGCCGAACCAAAAGTCAACGAACGCTTCACCCATACGGGCTGTGATCTTGTGCTTGGCGTACTCTTGTGAGTAGTAGCTCTTGAGCACTGTGATGTCCCCAACGATGGCATCCCCTTCGTTGCCCACCAACGGTTCGCTGCTGTAGAGTTCACGCTTGATGTCTGTGCGTTGTTGATCACGCTGAGCCACTGAAGGCAAGCATGAGATCACAGCGAAGTCGTAGAGATCTCGCCCGGTGAATTCCTCTTTGGTAGCGATCTTATAAGCAGTCTGCTGGAAGTCGTTGAGCGATCCAGTCATGGCCAACAACATATAGCTCTTGAAGTGTTCCCGAGCTTGACGGCCCGCAGCATAGTCGTCCTCACAGACTTCTAGGAAGTTGTTCTCGCGGAGCCAGTCCTTGACCATGGTCTTGTTGGCCTTACGGAGAAGAGTGTTGCTCTCTGGTTCGAACGCTGGCTCTTTGAAGTAGCCATCGTTGATGCGCTGCGCTGCTGCTGCACAAGCCCAAACTTGGTCTGCTGTAAACATTCGCTCTCCTTAGACTGCTGTGTTGTAGACGCGGTACTTGCCTTCTGCATCGTAGTACCACACACCGTTGATTAGGTGGTATCCACGCTTACGGAAAAGAGTTGCGTAATACTTTTCATAATTGAATGCCATTTGGTTCGCTCCTTGCTGTCTATGTGTGTATTATAACACTATGTATCCAATCTGTCAACCTCTTTTTGGAGAGTGCCGGCCAAAAGAAAAGGGTGTTGTATTTCTACAACACCCTCAAAGTACCGCCCCGGGAGCGAATCGGCTTGGTTCTTTGAAACCTTAGAGCGTGATGCCCAATGCTTTGGCTTTGTAGCCTAGAGCAACGATTTCACGGCTTGGCTTGCCCATCACGTATTCTGTGACGTTGACACCATTGCCAGCTGTACGGCTGTTGGTATAAACAGCGTAGCCAGCTTGACGGATGCGGCTAGCTTCAGCAGCTAGATTGCCTACGCCCATCTTCTTGGCTTGTGAGGCTGTTAGAGCTGCACCATTGTACAGTGCTGTGAAGACTTTGAAAGTCTTGGTTTCTGGGTTGAATCGTTTCATCATTAAGTTTCCTTTGTTGTATGGCTGTCTTTTCCTAACAGCGTCTTATTATAATATACTAACACGCTGATAAGGTCAACCACGAGGTTTACCAATTACTTCTTTACGCTGACTCGCGCTTGGAAGAAGGCACCCAAAACAACCACGCTCAACCAAGTCCAAAACGTATAGTCAATAGCCAACGCTGGGAACAGTGTATTCAACGCCCAGATAGTGGCCAGGGGTCCTACGGCGATTAAGAACGCCACTAGGATGATTGCTACGATAACCTTACTCATTTTCCATCTCCTCGATCTCTTGTTGCAGTTTGAGTTCAGCCAATTCTTTCTCGATCAGCTTCTCCATCTTCTTGGCACCTGTGTTAGAGCTGCCCTTCTTGTACATCATATGATAGTGCTCGGCGCAATAGCTCTTGCCCGGGATGTTCTTTTGGCCACACATGGTGTAGGGCCATTCCCGTTGCTCTGAGCCGATCCACTGGCACTCTTTTGGTGCGATGTCTATCATATTCAAGCCCTCTTCATAACAGTTACGTCTGCCATTGCCTTCCAATTGCTTGGGAAGCTCTTGCGCAAATCTGCTACTTTCAGCACAGTACGCAGGCTCAACTCACGCAGTCGCGAACGATTGCTGTCAACGAACTCCACGACTTCATCCTTTTGGATGTCTTCAAACTCGTAGCTGTCCAACATGCCGTCTGCGACGATCTGCTTGATACGCAGGACCTTCTCGCGATCTGTGTCCATTTGCAGATCGATGTAGTGGCAACGACTCTCCAAAGCTGCCAAGTGATCCTGTAGCTTCTTAGAGCGTACATTCTCAAACTTAATATTAGTGATAAAGATAGCACCGCCCTTGAACTCGAAGCGATCTGGCACTCCTTCACGACGGAGCATAGAGCTGTCAGTGTTCCACGAGATAGTACGCTTCTTTGAAGTGTCCAAAGCGGCCTTCAAGATGTTCAAGCTCAAGTCGTCCAACAGCACAGAGTCGCAGTCATCAAACACGATCACGTTCTTCTCTGCTGACAGTTCGTAGAGCTTGGAGTACAAGCCAATGGCACTCATAGCACCCTTGACGATCTCATACTTGGGCTTACGCTGACCCATGACATCAAACAGATCGTCTTTGGTAAGTACTTCTTCAACACCAAACGATTTACCAACACCCGGAGGGCCTGACACGATCATAGCGCGGACAGTACCGCTCTTTACAGCCTTGGTCATCTCAGTAAGGATACCAAAGCGTGAGCGAGTCTTTTCAATCAGCTCTTCGTCTGACAGATGTGCTACTGCTGTGTCTGCTACTTTGATCTGCTCCAAGCTCTTGTCTCCTACGTTCTGTGGGGCATGTCCCGCCACGACCCTGTAGCTGTCCGAACCTGAACAACGGATACGGATCTTGCGATCTGGAATCGAGGCACTGCCGGCGGGCGAAATGCTAGCACCATCTACTGTAACATAGCCACCCTGGGCACCCTGTTTAAAACCTTCTACTAGTTCAAAACGGTAGCCCGCCATGGAAACATCTTGTCCACGGATCTTGTAGGTACCTTCTGTGATTTCGATAATTGCTGGCATTGTTTTCGCTCCAATGTTTGTTAGTAAGTCTCTATTATGCACTCAAACACGAGTCTTGTCAACCCCTGTTTGAGTGCTGTTGTTTTTAAGCCACATCTGCCGCTGCGAGCGCAGCCATAGCATCTTTGAGCGGAACCAGCCCGTTCTTCACGAGACCCTCTGTGTCATACACAGCACCCGCATACCAAACACCGTCTCGCATCACGTAGTAGTACTCACCGCAGCAGCCCGAGACCTGATCGAGGAACTCTTCGAAAGTGTGTGCAACTTCCCATGGTGTGCTCTGCAGGAACTCACTGACATCCTCACCCTGGGCTTCACGATCTTCGTAGAAGTTCATTTCTTCAATGGTCTCTTTGACGCCACTGTTGTCTCCACGTGCGATCAGCTGGTTAGCTGCTGTGCTATCGTAGTGCTCCAACAGGATGCGCCCTGTGTAGTCCAAATAGCCATCATAGTGGCAATAGACGCTCTTGCAGACATCGCCATGCATGACTGCTACTCTTGATCGTGTACCCATAGTTGTCGCTCCTATTAAGTGTGTTTAAGCATGTATTATAACACGGGCCGAAGCCCGTGTCAACCAATATTTAAATACCCTGGAACTCTGTAAGGGCTTGTTGTGCGTCTGTGTCCAGCATACAACGATCCATTGCCGTCTGCTTCTCACGTGCAACTGTGGCACGGTAGGCTTCCAGCTCTGCGACCTTTGCTTCCATAGCAGGCCAAACAACATCACTAGGGTTCAAGTAGGGACCAGTGTAGTCCCGCTTTTCTTCTTTCAGTGTAATCTCGCCGCTCGCAATGCCTTCAAACACCATGCCCCATGTAGGCTGTTCAGGACGGCCTGTAGGGCCAAACAGTGCCTCTGCTCGGGTCTGCACCTTCTCACGTGCAATTTCGTTAAGACGCTGGATAAAATACTCGCGTTGTGCTTGTTCCATTTTTCGCTCCTTCTGTGTGTGTAAGTGTATATTATATGCTCAAACCGGCAGTGTGTCAACCACTTTGGACAAAGACCCTACAAGCCTGCGGGCTTCTTGCTTGGCCTCTGCTATAGCTTCGTAGATCATGTCCTCAGCGGAGCCATCAGTCAAACACTCTTTGGGATCTTCGTAGAGCATGCCACCCAAGTAAGCTGAGCCCAGCTCGTGGCCATCAACCAGGGCACGTACACGCAGCATGAACCATTCCAGGTGGCCACGATCGATGTCCTTGATGATCTCTTCGACGTCGCAGCATGTGTCATCGAACTGATCACGTGGGTTCAAGTCCTCATAGGTCTTGTCTACGATGATCTCAAAGCCATCGCGCTCGTAGGTAGCCAGTGTGTCGTAGTATCGCATCAGAGGACCTCGTCTAGTTCAGTGTCTATATCTACCAAATCAAAGTTCAACTCTTCGCTAACTGTGTCAAGCTGCTGTTTGAGGGAGGGTACAAGTTGTCCTAGCTTGTGCGCAGCTACATGGAACTGCTCCGCAGCTGATTCTAGTTCTGCAAAGGCTGCATAGACCGCAGCTGATTCTTGTTTCGTCATAGTTCGCTCCTATGTTGTAAAGTTGTATTATAGCATCAATCTGCCGCAGTGTCAACCTCTGTTTAATCACCACGTCGATCAGTGTTTAACACAGGGTTGATGATACGACGCAGCTCTACCTCACGCTTGTGGGCAGCTGCCTTGCCGCGCAGTGTCTCGTGAACAAGTACTTCTATCTCGCTCTTGTCGTTCAAGCCACGCAATGCTTGGCACAGCAACCAATTCTTTGATTCTGTTTTGGCACGATAGAAGTGTTTCGCGGCACGAGCGAGCACTGACTTATTAATAGTTGTCTCTGTTTTGGCAGTGACTCCTATGTACGAGAGGCCGTTAACACGCAGCTCATAGATGATGTGCGTACGGTCTGTTCGTTTCTTGCGGATGGGCTTTTCTAAGTTCATGTTATAATTATAGCACCTCTCGCCCAAAATGTCAACCAAAAAGAAAGAAACCCTATAGCCTAGTCAACTATAGGGTCTCTCGCTGCTGCGCCCTGCTGCGCTGCTGTTGATGGTAGGACCGACCGGAATCGAACCGGTATGCATTGCTGCGAGGGATTTTAAGTCCCTTGTGTCTACCTATTTCACCACGGTCCCCTCGATGCTGCTGCTGTTAACGTTGATCTGGCCAGCCCTACTGGATTCGAACCAGTGGCCTACAGCTTAGAAGGCTGTTGCTCTATCCATCTGAGCTAAGGGCTGCTGTTGACACTGTTGTTGGTGGGCCCCCCGTGAGTCGAACACGGCACCAATGGATTATGAGTCCACTGCTCTAACCAACATGAGCTAGAGGCCCTAAAATGGTTAATCTGGGGTCGACCCCTCGTGATCATCTGCTGCTGAGTGTGGCTTGATCATGCCTTCCGCACGGTA